CTCTTACAAACCAATATTAAATAAATATGTCAACTACGTAAAAATTCCTCTCAGGCGATGGCCTAAGATTGAAAAAATGTAATAAACAATATATAATAAGGCCCTCGCGGGAATTTGTAAGTTAACGCTTACTAAGCGACTAGATGGCTGACCCAACTAGATTCTACATCATTTTTATAAGTAAAATAGTGTTCTAAAAACTGTGCGATTTTATAAGTAAAATCTTAAAACTATGGTGGTGCAGGGATAATGCGTGTGTAGGTGATAGGTGCATTAATAAAGAAGAAAAATGAAAAATCTTCTGCAGTTGCTGCAAATCCTAACTGTAAAGCATTTGTGGAATTTGCATTAGCATCAAAAATCAACCTAACAAAATGGTTATGTCTCTGATAATCAGAGTAAGCCATATTTGCTGGATCTTCAGCGGTATAGATAAGTTCATGGCAATATTGAAATCGTTGAGAACTCATCCATGGTAGCTCAAACTCCACACACCCATTAAGTTGACGGTCCGTTATTTCACACCCGTCCGTAGTGCCAAAGGCATCTACTGTATCCGCCACAGTAAATGCGGTTAATGCTTGAGATGTAGCAGCCGTTGGTACTAAATTCGCAGAATCCGTAATAGCTCTATTACCAACTACAAGAAAACGAGTATTTCTTGAAGCAATCATTTGGGAATTTATACCTCCTGTATGTGATTCCACATATTTATATCTAACGCCACCCTTATATCCAACAAAAGCACCCATAAAGTATCTAATATAATTCATCTTCATATAATTATATCGAACGCCTCCTGATGCTGTGGATGGTGTGGAATTGCCATAATCACGACCTGGTCCAGCAGGCATATTTGGCCTACCAATCCTTGTTATTTTAACAACACCTGAAGCATTAATTACAGGTTTATTTGCATCAACCAAACAATACCTTTTCATTAAAGTACGTATGGAACGCACCTGTTCGCCATACATCACTTTCTTAAGGTCATCACTAATTGAAGGCAAACTTGTACCATTAATAACATGGAAGGCACATTGTTCAGGATCGTTTTCACAAACTGCCATGGGGGTAAAATCAGATTGCCCCTCAAGGACCACTTCCTCTTCACCACCTCCAAGCAAAGCTGATGGAAGACCTGCTAGTGTGGCTCCCTCATTATATGAGTACTTAGACAAATTCTCAGACGTAGGATTTGCTAAATCAAAATCATCTGCCGCACTCACATATACATTGATCTCTACAGTGGAAGTAACGATTGGAGCAGCTAATTCATTAAAAACAGAAAATATCAAAACACCATTTGCACCAATTTTATTATCTGTCAAAAATGAACCCACAGGTGGTGCAGCTACATCACCTGTGGATGCTGACCAATCAGTAGGCAAATACATTTCAGACCTATTATAATTAACACAGAAAGTCATATCTCTCGCCTCAGTGATATCTAACACCTGTGAGAACCTTGTTTGTAAATTAGGGGTGTTGTTTGCCCCATTCATATTAGGTTCATACTGAATAAGTATTTTTCCACGATGATTTGATGCACACACGACTTGAACACGATACTTAATTCCACCTCTCCAATGTAAAAATGGTTTAGTGATAAATCCTAACGGTGTTTGGATGTGTGTATCCAAAACAGTAACAGATGTAGAGACGTGAGGATAAACATTAGGATGAACTTTGATTCCGCACAATCTAGATCCTGCTGCAGAAATTGTGGACCAAGTAAACTTGCACAGCAACGCCTCACGCTGGGCAATATATGCTATAGACATTTGATCACGACTATCAATGCCTACAGTTGAAGGATCCACTGAAACTTCCTGTTTTGGATCTAACGAGAGTTTCCCTATTGACTCTTCACCTGAAGTGACAGCCATAGATCCAATGGGCCTAGGCCGCATGAACAATGACTTCTCCACATTAACAGGCTTTGAATAACCCCAGATACTAGCTATTCTTGAAGTAGCACCAGCACCAATCTGAGTTGCCATCGCAAATTTGCCAATGAATGGGACATCACTCAATTTGCCAGCGAATTTGGATAATGCAGTTGCTGGTTTCGATACTACACCAACACCATATTCATCTGACTGCCCTAAGAAGACGTCTTCTTCCGTGGGTGTGGTCAATTCCACATTTGTCATTGATGCCATAATGGTTATGGTAACCGGGTCACTCGCCCCATTTGAGTGTCTAAGATCATTTTGCACATAAAGCACAAGTTGACCTAAAGCTCGCAAATCAGCAGCAATTGATCGCAAATCGATATAGTTCTTCACACTAAAAAAGGGAAGAATCATCTCTACTGGTAAATTCGTCCCAGGATCAATAAAAACTCCAGGACGCTGTGAATATAGAGTGAGAAAAGGTTGATCACCCACACCTTGATAATTATCTATTGCTAAAGGAGTAATAGGGTCAATGTTATTTGGATAAGAATTATCAAAACCTCCTGGCCTGTACACCAATCTAGAACGGCCATAGTGAAAGTTCGATCCATTAACCATAACTTTGATTTTTAAATTTCCTCGCAGTAGAAAATACTGATTTATTTTATTTCTAAGAAAACCAGAATCCGCACCATTTAAAAAATCCTCCCAGGGAAAGAAAAACACAGAGGCATAGGCACCTGCTGTGGCCCACGTTTGTCGCAAAATAACACGTGGTCTCTCCAGCCAACTCTGTATACTAGATGCAGAGTAATCATTAGACGCAAATGTGGCATCAATGGTTTTGGGAAGCATTGTTAAAATAGAGGGTTCAATCTCCTCGTGATAGTCTAAAATAGCATCAGTCTCAGTTTTTGATGAAGTATTCATCGTGATTGTCTCACTTTGACCAAAAAACTGTAAAAAGGTTAAATTTTTATCTAAAATTCTAAACTCTATTTTCGTATTACACTCCATACGCAAGTCGGCGGCCGACCTATTAATAATGCACAACTCACCCACGGACTCACTTTCGGGTATTGTACATTATAGTCACTTCTATGACCATCACTACTCCTGGGTATTCTATACACTGCTAAGACATCGTAGTATGTCAGCCCCAAAATATCACCCAACCGCTAGGGCGCGGGTGTTGCCCAGTCTAGGGAGTCATAAATTTCATGATACTCCTCTAAACGTCCACCTGGTAAATAGTCCATTAAATCATATCTAATGAGCAATTCAACCAAAAAATTTCTCCTCCTTTCGAAGGTTCTTTGACCATAAAAGAAATATTCCCTATTAACCGATGAAATAACACAAGCTAGTTGTTCTTTAGGTGTAATAGATTTTGACTTTGTCCAAACGGTCAAACTTTTAAAAATGGATTCCTCTAATAGGGGTCCATAGACTCGACCACTTTGCTGGACTACAAAGTGCCTTTTAAGAAAGGTAATTTCACTGACATGCACATATTGCACTGAGTCGGCATCTTTCCGATCCATTGTATATGTGATTCCAGCCTCTTTAAGGGCATTCTGGATAGAAGTGTGATGTAAACAAGGATATAAATTAGAAATGGATCCACAATTATCATCACCATACGTCACCAAAGAGATAATGTCGTTAAAACGTGTCATATTTACAGCAAATTTCTCCTCAAGACCGACCAATGGGTCGAGCTCAGTATAAAGAGTATAACCATTTGCGTTCAAAATTCTCCCAACAGCCATCCTAAAATACAGCGAATTAACTAATGAATTGATAGGTGTTGTTAGAATATGACCAGATGGATTGGCACCATACAATTGTACCAGAGTACCAAAAACGTCTGAAGTCGGAAAAGCGGTATCCGTTGCAATACCACGTGCAACTCGCAAATCTTCTTCACTCCAACCTGATGCCTCAAAAATATTTAAAATAACTGTAAACGCAGCGATAATTATCTCCGGTGACATTTGCTTGTCAAATGCCTTATAGTCACCAGCAAAACATCTATAAGCACCATGTTTAACAACATGGTTATAGATGCGTTCCCAGTCCACACCATGAGCATTAGCACCAATAGCCATTTCAAAATCTAACCTATGACGTCCAACACATTCACGAATAAAACTTAAATAGTATCGACGCGCTACAATCGAAAATGCCACAGGTGATCCAGAAAATACCCTAACTTTGTTCTTTTCTGCCTTTTCAAATGTAATAGGCTCATCCTTAAAAGAACATTTAAAAACAGGATTTGCTTCTTCACCTTTATTATACTGGTTCATTATATACTCAACCTCAGTAGTTAATTCTGGTGTCATAGCATAATTAACAGCATGTTCTAAGGTGGGAGGCAATAAGAAAAAGAATTTCTTTTTAGGGCCAGGGTGCCCATAGCCCGCCGACGTTTGTAATTTAATCCTGTCCAAGTAAGGGATGCCATCACGACCATTAACCGCAACGCTCCATGGTACTGGTTTGATGCGCCCAAGCCGTTCTGCACTCAATGTACGTAACAACTCCCATGTTAAACACTGTACGGCAAACTTTATTTCCCCTGGGTAGAAATAAGAATTCTGAACTGCAGGCTCCAAAGCTATTAAAGCCGCTTCTTTTTCATCACAAGTGATTGGTGATGTATGCGTTATAGCTTTGATATGTGTGTTTTTCTTATAGTAAGCAACAACATCTTCACATATAGGAGTATTTTGTACATTGGTCCTAGGTCTGGACCGTGGCAAAGCTGTGCCACCTATCACATGGAATTCACCATGCAATCTATTAGTCACACATTTGGGATGAACTGTATTAATACGCATTGCTTCACCATTCAAGCTATACGCAATATCATCATCTGCATCGCCAGGCATCACAAAACCACCTAAATTAAGAATAGCTGCATCGATATCTTCCCTAAAAAGGCAAGTGGCAACAGCATAATTGTTACCAGAGTTTAAATTAGATACTCCGGCACAATGTATTCCTACAATATATTTCTCAATGCCTTGCTCTACAATTACGGGAGCGCCACATAGACCGACCTTAGTAGGACGGTCGCATATTGAAAGGACTGACTTGCTTAACTTAAATTCATGGTCATTAAACATAAAACTATTAGCTTTAGTGTTATCACTGATCCTACTAATCTTAATTTCTTTATGAATTTGGTCCTCTGGATCGATATACGTCATGTACCCAGGTGCATTGACATGGACAGGTTCCTTACTGGAAAGGAAAAACTCGTACATATCTTTTGCTGGGACAATCTTATTGCTTTGAATGTATAATAAGTCTTTAGCAATATCAACCCAGTGATTCGTCTTATCACATTTGATATTGATAGTACCATATTGTCCATTTTTGTGCAATCTAAGCATATCAACTTCATTTATATTAGCGCCAAACATAAAATGAGCTGGAGTTACTACAACATTACTTTTAACAAGAAAACCATTTGTTCGCGTAATTCCCTTATCTGTGTGAATCTTAAGTAAGACAGTGCCCAACATGGTTCGATTCCTCAAATCATATTGGGAAATAGTCCGCCCAACTGCAGGATAATCACCTATATGATTTTGTTGTAACCAAGTATTCCTAGATTTAAGTTCAAATTCATCAGGTACTGGCATTTTAGATTGACCAGCTTGACCCTCAAATCTTTCCTTAGTTCTCAAAAACTTAATTGCCAATTTAACCACCACAATAAAAATGATAGCAGATTGAAACTTCCAATCAGTCAAAACATGTTGACGGAAGAAATTATATGCTTCTTTGGGACTATTCATCATAGTCTCCTCTAACCAATCCATATAATATTCTGCACACACGGCATTAACTGGGGCTATTCGAGCCCAACCCCACCTTTTTTGGAGTGGTTTCAGAAAAGAGAAAGTCTCTCTCAGAGAAGACCTCTTCGGCAACTTAGGTATTAAATATGTTGCACATCTCACACTCCAACGTGGTTTTGTTGTTGAAGTTGTGCCCACAGTTGGTCTCACATGTTCCATAAGAGTATTGTGGCATAAACAAGGAATAATAACCAATGGCAACATTATGCCTTGGACAGCGGTCATTAAATTTGGGAAAAAATTACTTGGACTTAAAGTTCTTGGCATAAACGTGTATATAAGTAATGTAAATAGTGATAAAGCCCAAGAAGGAAAGAAGGCTAAGCATAAAGCTGCTAAAATATAATCTGTAATAGTCCATCGACCTGCGAAATACCGTATACTCATTTCAAACAGCCCTTGAGCCTTCCAACATTTCCCACCACACAAAACACGTGAAATACCACAATCGCATTTAACATCACGATCCAATACATCTGACACACGGGTTGATTTATCTTGGGAGACCCAATGAGCCTCTAGACTGTTTCGTAAAAAATTACAATAATCAGACATACCAAACACAGTATCACTACTTTCATCCCTGTCCCAAGTCAACACTCCAGTTTCCTTGGACTTCTTTGGATTAAAATATTTCTTAATAGTATTCTTGTGAATGGGGAAATGTTTAATAACTGTAAAATTCCACATATCAACATTTGATGGATTTGAATCATCACCTTTCAATCCACCACCAGGCTCTTCCCGGAAATCACGCTTAACAGAACATCTAACAAAGTAAAATCTCCGATAAATTGCGGCGGGGTTTTCAAATATATACTCAGCATTTAAATGCTCAGTGTTTGTAGTACCCATTACATAACGACAGCGCATTGGTACTTTACCCTTCTTGTGTAATTCTGCTTGTTCTGGAGTAAATGGCATTGTATTAACAATACGAATTAAATCTACAATATCATCCCCACCTAAGGCTATCATAATATCCGCTCTCTTCTGTGCAACATCATCAATTACTAATGAGGTGTGGGAGGAGGAAAACCCTGAATAAAAATTATCATTGGGAGGATAAGAGTACTTAAGCTCTGGGGAATACTTAATCCCAAAACGCCCAGTCGCGTTGTCAGCATCATGTAAAACACGTAAAGAAATATCTTGCAAAGCGGACTTTCCAATAGAAGGTTGTCCAACCAGCATAAGTCCATATGGTTGATCCCTTTCAACATTTGCCCGCAATTCGGCGTAACAATCATTTTGAAAGTTACTAATTTCTGCTTTTTGACGTTCAGCACGCATCATAGCATAAGGATGCTTTTTAAGTGTTGGAATCATCTTATCTAAGATTTCGATAGCAACACAACACTTATGTGCATACGTCTCAAGAGTAAAAGCATCGGGATTACCATGCTCATCTAAAACCTCAGTTCTACAAGCAAAATTCATATGATTTCGTTTTAACCAGGCATAATAAGTCTCCACCTTAACGTGATCCTCCTGAGTCACTAGCAAAGCTGTGGGGCCCAAACGTATAACCTCTGTTATTTTAAGAAAAATTGAAGTACTCGTTTCTAATAAAACCAAGGGAACGCTCAACCCTTGTTTGGCATAACTCTTTCTATATAAATATTCGGTCATCTTATCAGCACCAAATTTTTCTGGAGTTATACCCATTTTATTAACAAATGGTACACAAATAAGTAAAGAACAGAAAGTAACCAACTTCTGTCCAAAATCGCTCTCAAAAATAGACAATCCATCCTTAACACGATTATTCGTAAATCGTGCAAACTCTTCCATTGATTGTCCTTGAAACTTATTTTCTATTTCTTGATTACGTTTACGGGCTTCAACCCGTGAAACTAATTCATCAAAATTAGAGGCACACTTTTCAAATTCGTCCTCTGACTGGACATAATCAGTAACATCACTAAAATCATCATCAATATGCAACCACTTAGACAAGAAAGCTCGAACTAAACTATGCATAAAGTTAGTATAAACAACTTCAGTGAGTGCACAACCAGTCAAGACTCTACATAATATACTAAGTTTAGTATACACCTTATACAGCTTCTTAGGCTTGCCAGTCGTAATATCATAGATTACATCATAAATCTCCTGAATAGTACAAACGACAATATTAGTAGTGTCTAAAAAAGACAAAATAGGACCAGTAGCATCAAGTGCTTCATTTAAACTTTGACCTTGAAACACTAAACCATTGAGATCGTCATCATGTTCAGCGTCTAATTCTTTTAAAAAGTCTTCCAATGCTACTATATCATCTTCATATTTGTGTTTTTTGAGATGTCGATTATTTACGACATAATCTCTAACCATTTCAATCTCATCTACTTCTGGATAACTATCTTTAGTACGTTTAGCACCAAGTGTCATCATTGCATCAGTATGGTCCTCATTAACAAATATTTCAAAACAACGATCATTCATTATCTTAAGTGTTGTTTTAACATGTCTATTATCATGACACTCTAAACATTCATGGACATCTGAACTATTCATACTACCACTAAGACTATCCATAAATTGTAACAAGGCATCACTATCTCGTTGCTTTTCATAAGCCACCTTAACTTCGCATTCTGTCCAATGCCAGTTAATTTCACTCTGGCCTTGAAAAACAAGATCCTCATCAGAAATATCTTCATCTTTATGGGTCCAATCTGTAACACTAAGTGCATTCATAACATCTTCTAATTCCAACATTTCCTCATTTGTCATTGGGTCAGAAAATATATCGTCTATAACTTCTTCCAAGCTATTAAAGTCCTTTTCAACTTTTGCACCACGTTTCATACGACCCATACCATCACGCCATCTGTCATCGCATGGCTGGGGGAGAGTTATATTTGGTTTAGTACGCCAAGCAATGAAAGGTTTAGATACTAAATTTCTCATTGACAATGGTTGTTCACCAAATTGTAACTCAATTTCTGCACACATATCGTCTAAAACTAATCGTACTTCGTGCTCAGGTACAACTAGAGTGTTGGTTTTTTCGAAACCATAAAACTCAGAACGTTTAACGAGAGTCCTATCCTCGTGAGCATTACAATCCATACTCAAGGCTTGCCGGTAAAGTTAGTAATATATGAACTACCCTTGGTCTTTGGAGCGTCATATAAAACGGTCAGATGTATGACCATCAGCTCTAGCTATTAGCTTATCTAAGGCTAATAGTTGTAACTGACGAGCATCAGTTACAACTGTAGCATTGTTTATCCGACCGTAAAGCGCGAATTAAACTCGTTGCAGCAAGTTTGTAATTTTCTAAAAATTACGAAAAGGTTAATATCATAAAGCTGATCTAACAAAGCTGTCGATTTGATTATAGCTCAACCAACACAAGCGTACGTATAGTGTTTAGTAATTTCGAGATTACAGACACATAAAAGGTTTGTAATTTCTAAAATTACTAAAGTATAAATAATATACAATAAATTGGTATTGTAAACCACTTCATTTGTTTATAGCACAAAGGAAAAAACATACGATTGGTGTACGACAAAAAGAACGGTGAAGTTCGAAATATCAGTAACAGTTTATATTTAGTAGCTTATCGGGCTACAAAGCGTATGAAAAACATATATATATAAATAGGAATATCCTATTGGTATATAATGAATTTTAAAAGATCAATATTAAAATATAATGACTAATTATGAATAACTAAATTCCATAAGTTAGGTTATAAATTAAACACAGATAAAAAA